GTGAATTTGAGCGAGTTCGTTCCCTTAGACTTGATCAGTGTAACTTTTGTGTTAACGGCGATGATGCCGTCACAAAATGTACACGTTAGTCAAAGATATTTTGGGAACAACTTGCTTCGTTCATAGGTCTTCTACCATCAGTCGGGAAGGTCTACTTTTCTCCTCAGTTTCTGAATATGAATTCCAGAAACTTTGAAAAAGTAGAAAGATTTCCTCTCTCTGTTAGAGAGATCACACAAGAAGATTACCACAAATCAGAGTTACTGACACCACCATTTCGATGTGTCCCATTTGTCAATCTAGGTCTGTATCTTGGCCTAGACAGATCATCTGGAGGGGATACTAATGCATCTTCTCCTGCTCGTACAGTTTCTGCTCGTGCTCATGAGCTCCTCGCGACTGCTCCATCATGGATGCAGTCTCGCCTACTCTCTATGTATATTGCGCATCATAGAGAAAGTCTTTCATCACTGAAAATTCCTTATTATTTACCGGAATCGTTCGGTGGTGCCGGTCTTCCAATTATCGAAGGTACGGATCACATTCCATCCAATTCTGACTTACGCATTGCGCGAGTCATTCATGAGAGAATGCTTCCACATATTCGACCTCCTGTTCGTCCAAACGATACGGAGTGGAAAACTTGGCAAATTGCTGCTCAACTATGTAAACAGAGGGGGATTAACCTCTCTGAAGACACAATTAAGTGGCAACAAGACAATTTAGGTGAGTGGCGTGGGGACTCAATAAGTGTGATGTCACTAATGAACTTACTTGTCGTTGAAGCCTTTTTACAGGCGAAGAACTTGAGGCAACTAAAAAAACAAGTTGCAGTAAATCGGCTGAAGTCGGATGTGTTATCCGCTTACTATCACCGTCTCTCAATCTTCATCAACAAAATTCGTTCGAATCGTGACGTACCACTTGAAACTGTAAGAGCATATGAAATCGGTTGTCTACCAAATGTAGAACTGACAAATCGCAACTCTCCCACCTTTCCTTCTTCCTTCTGTAGACCTTTAGTTCTCTAGGTCTTCCTCATATCCAAATCTCACTGCTCACAACGAGTAATCTAATTCTACTCATTGGGGGGAGGCCTCATGGTCGCTTCCTCACCAGTTGAACATTGTTCTGATGGACTACGGTCCTGCTACGTCAAATAGAAGCTGACGCAGACAGTGTAAAGTCGAATTAAGATTCCGATCGACTTTATTTATTCTTTTCTCCATAGGATAAAATCTTTCGATATTTTCCCAGGTGGCCTAGAACTAAGGC